AATTGGTCTCGCCTAATTTAGGGTATATGGAACTATATGATATATCTGGTTTGGATGCCGTACCAACTAAGGCAAACTGTGGTATGGTGACATACTTATTAATTGACATTTGGGATATATATTAAAAAAAAAAATACACAATCTCGTGAGATTGTGTATTTTTTTTTAATATATGATTAATCAAAATTTTTAATTTTGATTTTCTTCAAGAAATATTTCATTCGGACTGTTCATTGACCTCGAGTTGGCTTGCATCAATGTTGTAAGCCAATACTCCATTTACCAATTTTTCCTTGACAAAGAGTCGAAGACAGCTATTCCAAGTGTAATTCCGATCGGTAAAATGGAAACATAATCAGGCCAATTTGTATGATTGGTCACGAGAATGGCCCAAATAGCCGACAAAATGAAATTAACCCAAAGTAAGATCCACCAAACAGGACTGTTTTCTTTTGGATTTTGTGATGATGAAGTGATTTGTTGCATTTTAATTTTCTTTTAATGTTAAATTATCAAAAATTATGGACATATTTTTTGGATATGCCATTAATTTACGATTTTTATATGAAAAACATCATGAAAGTTTAGAAAAATTAAAAAAAAAAATTAAAAATTAGATCCCAATGATTAGAAAATAGTCAATGTCAATGTGGTCCCACTTATCGCATTTCCAGCTATATCACTCACATTTAATGTCATTGAATAGGTACCTGATTGAGTTATGCTATTCACTGATAATGAATTGTAGGTTAGATTTATATTCGATGCCGTCAAATTAATCGTCCCATCTCTATTATCAACAACATTATTTATCAACAATTGATTTAGAGATGTTTTATCAATCGTCGAATTGGTCCCACCATAAGTAGAAAGTGAAATTGATGTAGAGAATGTATTACCATCTAAAGTTGAATATGGGACTGAATTAGATGATCCATTTAAATATATGTAATCATTCGATGCTGAATTTCCAACTGTACTAAACCAATATATGGTCGGTGGTTGAGTGTCCATTCCAAGTGTACCTATATCTACATTAGGATTACTTATAACATAATTTAGAATCGAAAAGGCTTGATTTGCATCATTCATGGTCGTAAATTGTAGAAATATTGATGGTGTGGAAGTTTGATCTATGGTCAATATTTGGCCACTTATATAAATAGATGATATATTAGAGAGTGATATATAAATCAAAGGATTTGAATTCGAGTCAATAATTTTTATCGACTCTCCAATGATATAAGATTGTATACTTGTGTAGGTCAAATTTACAAATGTGGTTCCGGTCTGGTTTAAAGTATCATTGAAGAAATTATATGTATTGTCTATATTACCTACGAGGACATCTATATTGACATCGTAATTTGGATTGGGGTTTGTCAAATATATTTGTTTTACTCTGTTTGTGGAATTTCCACTCAAAAGGAGCATATAAGAAATTGGATATGAGTTAACTAAATTATCATAGAAGCTCCACATTATATAATTATCTTCTTCATGCACCGATTTGGGGTCATAGGTCACTGCAAGAGAAAGTAAAGTCGAATTATCACCAAGTCCCAAGTTATTTAAAAGGTAATTAATTTGACCTGCCTTCAATATGATCCTACCTCTTAAAATTTGATTGTATGGGAATCTTAAATTTCCTAGAATTTGTCTCTCTACTGTATTTGGTCCATCGACGGCAATTAAATCATTGCCATAAAATTTGATATTTTTACTACCTGGTCCAAATATAGTACTCTGTCCGATTGCGCATCCCATGTATTTAAATTATATTGATTGTCGAAGAAAACACAGAAGTCTTTAGCTTCTATGATGAATTTGAACTTAAACACTTTAACTTTTTTTAAAACAGAGTTTTAAAATATAATGTATATATTATATTTTAAAACTCTGTTTTAAAGTGTTTAAGTTCAAATTCATCACAGAAGTCTTTAGCTTCTGTGATGAATTTGATGATCGATATAAAGACTGATGTGTTTCAGGTTCCATAGACTTATCTAACGATAACGCCTCGAACTGTTTTTGTTTAATGTCCGACTCAATCCCTGAACCAGACAGAACTATAGGCAATTATAGATACTAAATCCTAAAAGTCATTTTTGGATTTTTAATTTTTTTTTTCGAAACTTCCTCACACAGAATACCATTTTGGATATATATTCTATTATGGAATGTGTAAGTGTTAAGGTGGTGAATCGAATATACACACAAAAAAATAGATTTGTATATCATTATCTCACTACCCACAAAAAAAAATTAAAAATTTAAATTAAAATTTAAAAAAATAAATTAAAATGGCTTGTCCACTATATAAAAGTTTAAAACAAAATGGGACCTCTTTTTATGCTTTCCCAGGAGCTGCCGAGGATATATCGGCCGCTTATCAAAATAGCAATTATAAAATGTATTTTTCGAAATATATTTTATTGAATATACCAAAACAGTCCGTAAGTTCATCGACTACGAGTCCCGTATATTTAGATTTTAATAATTCCTCACAAAGAGGATTTGGTTTCGAGTCTTCAATTGAATATACTCAACCATCCTCCTTTAAAGATCAATTAGTTGAATCTCTTAGGAATTATGTGGCCAACCATGAAGTTGTTTTGAAGGAATCTAGATTAAATGATACCGAGTTCTACTACGATAATAGCTCTTTATCCACACCTACGGAAAAAATATTTTTTAAATGGTGTAGAAAGCTAAACTTGATTAGTCTCGAGCCGGCCAATAATGGAGATGAATATTTCGGCAATTTAACTGAATTCAATCCAAATTCGATAGATTCACAATATTTTCCGGAGATTCTCTGGAAAGAAAGATCAGTAATAGATCATTACATTTATAGTCTATACAAAAATGTATCTCAAGATTATCTTGAAATTCAATTTTCATCACCTACCAATTTTCAAGTCGGGGATGTGATAGAAATAAATAATTTGACCAATAGTAGCATCACATCTTATAACAGCACGCGAGGAAGAGTGGTGTCTAAAACTGCTCTAACATCGAGTTCAAATGAGATAATAGTTACCGATATCGGATTCACAGATCTATCGACATATGACAATGAAGGTATATGTACTCTTGTCTACAATAGATTGGTTCAGTATATAGGTGAAGTGAATGGAATAAATAATGTAAAAGAAGCCAGTAGATCTTACACCGAGGTCTATGCCCACATTCCAGATTATACAGGGAAAACACCAGATATTCTATTTAGAACAAGTGTAGATAAAAACACATCCGGCCTAGAGGTCAATTATAAACCTAACCTATCTTTTCCTATCTTACCTTCCCAATATCAACCAGAGATACTGGGAGCTGAGATTTTTTCAAACCCCATAGTGAGTAACCCAAATGCATATCCAGGTAGTTATTATGGACAATTCGACACCATGGATTATACCTATACGACTTCTATAGGTGATTCATTGAGAAGAAGTGGTGATTATTTTGGTATTTTTGGTAATATAAACTCATTTACAGTAGATTCAAGATCCATCGATGGTGTTGTTGTGGATTTTAATACGAACCACTATGTGAAAATGAATATCCTCGGTAAGGAAATTTCGAATTTCGATCAATTCAATGCCTTGTCGGTAAATAACAATCCACCTAGTGATTTTGAATTCAATGCTATTCTATGGTATTACACCATAGAAGATAATAAAGGCAATAGGGCAGATAATTTATATGGTATTTCTTTTGTCGATAATCCAGATAGAAATCCAATCCCATCCGAGACCGGCCTCAGAATATCTGCCTATAGAAAATTGGTATCGACCAATACCCAAGATGGCACTTCTTATGCTTTTTCTTTAAATTTGAATTTCAATATATCCAGTGAGAATCCACAAGATACCTATAATCCAAATGCAATAAATGATTTGTTTAGTTTTAACCTATTTAATACGGCAATGTCCAAATTATCTGCAGTCAATGATTCCTTTTTGAAGATAGTATCGGATCAAAATAGCATAAAATCGGATCTAGTTTCGATCAAGCAACTCATATATTCACAATCGGATATAAATGTCATAAACTCTAGAATATCGAATTTGGATAAACTTCTGAATTTATATTCAAGTATGCAAATAATTAGTTCGGAAAGCATTTCCGTCAGAACCGATGTTTCGACAAGCCCATCGAGTCTTGTTTTAAGTAACATAGATCCATCCTATTCACAAATAACATATATTAGAACTTCTGAGTTATATAATGCCTCTGGTAAGATATCGAATATAGTTCCTGTTCCAACGAATAAAAACTTTTTAATTTATGTCATAAACGATGATTTGAATTCAATAATTCTTCCAAATAATGATAAATTAACTATACTCCTAAATTCAGATTTGAATTATAAGCAATCAGTTGATATAATCATAGATTCGAATGCAGAGGCAACTCAGAATAAAAAATTGGATATTCATATCAATTATAAATATGGGTCAGATAACTCCACTTTACCCGTCGAGTCTGCTTTAGTGAATGGGATCGATCTACCTATTTATTATAATACATCGACACAATCGCCAAACTCGGCCGCTTATTCGAGTGGTCTCAATTTTAGTATCGATCTAGACAAAGATTTTAGATTAGTATCGGGATCCATCCTAGAGACCCCCATAAAAGCATATTCAACTCTAGTGAGTAACTTTTTCAAGAAAGGAGATACTTTCAAGCTAAATGACTTTTTAGTCGGCACATCAAGTTTTATAGATTTCTCGGGCCAATATGGGGTTTCATCCGTAGGTCCAACCAACTCATATATTTACTTAGACATCAGTTCTAATAATGAGTTGGTCAATTATGGAATTAGTTATAGTCTGCCCATAACGTTCAATTCGACAAGCTCTTATATATTATCCAACGCCCCTTATTTGGAATTAAATAAGGGTGTTAAATATAAAATAACGAGAACTTCATCTAGTAATTTCTCCCAATTAAGCGATAGATATTTAATTGAGAAATCGATTTTGAATTAGTAGTAACTTTTCATTAAATTAATTATACAATCCAAATGGTTTGTGATTTAATAATAGATGGTAATTTTATATTAAATAGGTCTGTTTTTGCCCTATCAAAAAATAACCTTCTTTTTGGAGCACTTGAATCTAGTCTCCATCAAAGTATCGATATTTATAGAAAGCTGTATCCATTTTCAAAAATTTATTTTGTTTCTGATTCGAAAAAAAATTCTTGGAGGAAATCAATTTATAAAGATTATAAATCAAATAGGAAAAAAGACAATTCTATAGAGTGGGAATATGTATATCAAGTCTATGATCAATTTAAGGGAAATCTTCACTGTAAAAATATTAAATTATTGGAGTCCGATTCAGTAGAGGGGGATGATTGGATAAGTCATATTACAATGCACTCAAATTCAAAAAATAGATCTACATTCATTATCACAAATGATTATGATATAAAACAACTTATAAAATTTGATATGGATCCTCTTTACATAAATTTTATGTCAAATGAGATGTTTTCCAACAAAAAAATATTTCTACCCACAAACTATAAGCTCTTTTTGTCTCATCTTTATGATGGGAAGACAAACAATATTTTTGATTTGAATAATAATGATGATTTTTATGAATTCATGACTTCGATAATCGAAAAATCGGATGTTGTTGAAATAGATAGAGTAGAATCAATCTTCATTAAGATTGTGTCTGGCGATAGATCAGATAATATATCATCTGTTTGGGAAATAGAGAGTATGGGGAAAACTAGAGGTATAGCCCAGAAGGGGGCTCATAACATATATTTAGAATATGTTAAAAATTTTGGGGATCCTTTGCTCGAAGATCCCGATCTGTCTGAAAATATTGCTGATATAATTTGTGAAAAAAAGAAATTATCTAAATCCCTAATACCTAAAATAAAATCTAATATAGATCTAAATAGAAAATTGATAATATTGGACTCTAAGTATTTACCAGATTTTATATCGAAAAAAATTAAAGAAAATTTTGATAATGGATCATAATATTTTAACTATTTCCAAAATTATTTTTGGGGATAGATCTAAATGGAATCAAATAACTGATAAGGATAAAGAAAAGTTTTTTTTCGTTTTCAATAGATATTTTTCCAAAAAATATCCAGATCTATCGATTCTATTGAATGATAAGACACAAGATAAGTCAATGGGAATGGATCTAATTTTTAATTTTTTTAAAAATAAGCCCTATCCCGATTGGTTCTGGAATTCTCAAAAAACTTCAAATGGGTCGAAGGTGGGACCAGATTCATTCTTAGAAGAAATTATGATTAATTTAGATTTGGGTAAAGAGGAAGTTCTTTTTCTAGAAAAATACTACCCAGATCAAATCAAACAAGAAATCTCATACATTCAAAAATTAAAAAAAGAAAATTTTTAACCTATTTGATAGTTAGGGAGTACTAACTTCTTATTTGCATTGTCAGCAAGTATTAAATACTTCGAGTCATCTCTGATGATTGATTGATTTAAAATTGAGCTATGTTCGGATTCTGGGACGATGTCTATGAAGAATCTTATATTGGTCATTTTTAGATCACCACTCAATAATTTAAGTGCTGAATTTTCTATTGAAATTTCGGTCGGTGTTATATCAAATTCTGACTTTTTGACTAGATATAGTTTAGTTGATCCAAGTGTTCCAGATAAAGCTTCATCACTCACACTTCTTTTATAAATGTAGGAACTTAGTTTTTTACCTCTTTGATCTAAGTTGAAAATAAATCCATACCAAATATTCTCATGTATTATATCTTGAGAATTGACACCCAATAGGGAGTCCGAGTAAGAATTCTCATTGATGTATAAATTTAAGCTTGAATTTGATATGATGGCTTTGAATCCCTGATTTTGGGAATCATCGTAATAATTAAACAAATTATATTCATCATTTGCCGTATAATTATTCATATTAAACCAACATAGATAAGAAATATTATTTTCATTCTTAAATAGATTTTTGACATTGTGGTAAATGACGGCTTCATTATAGACACCTATACCAAAATTAACAGTTGATAAATCATAGTTTGTTTTACTTATTATATTTTCAGAATTCTCTATCAATTCTTTCTGAATTGTTGCATAAATATCGACACGGATAGTATCGAGTGTCAATGGTCTAAACTGATCTTTGTTTGCAACAGATTGTTTATCTTGTGTATTCTCATATCCAAATAATTCATCTATAGTTGAGTTTTTGGTTAGACTATTGACAGTATCAAGTAGAGATTGATTGAAGGCAATAATGTTTGCTTTCTGAGTATATTTTTTGAGCATTATTTTATAGTATATCGAATTTAGATTGAATCCACGAAAAGGTTGTGCATGTTCGATGGTAAACATTCTATTCAACTCACTGAACCATAAGAAATCTTCTTTAGATGGCCTCTTATCGACACCAAAAACTTGCTTGAATGACTCCTTTGTTACATGCACTTCAAAGTTTTCAAATAAAGAAAGATCAAATTGATTCATAACAATCTGATTATCTGGGAAATCATTATTAACCACAGATATTTTTATGAGCCCATTGCACACATAGTTATAGAGTTGATATTCATGGAAAGTATAATCTATTCCTTTTTTATCGGGATCGGTTAAAAAATAAACGACTTCGTGCCCGAATATAAGGTTGGAATCATTTGACATTTTATTCAAAAGATCCGATGCCTGATTTAAGATATATGGTTTGTATAGAGCATTTTTCTGATCTTTATCTAAAAATGGGAGATGGTTACTAATCGGGTTTGTAGTTAGGTATTGATTCGTCCCTCCTATTCCAAAAGAATCTGCATTCTCACTATCACCAGATATTTGCAATTTTAACGAATTGGAATTTTCTCTAACCCCATATAAATTTGTTTTTTGATAATCTAATGTTACATTTTGGAAATCTCCTATGATATTGATATCATATATTTTAATTTCTGCATTATTTGTCGATATATAATCAATCAGATATTCAACTTGGAAGAATCTTATGGGAGATATTCTCTTCGATGAGATATTATCCTTGGTCAATATTTCCCACCCAGAAACAGACCTCCCATAATCTTGAGAATATCGATATTTTATTTCAACATCTGATAAATTTCCTTTGTATAAAATCTCTATATCTGTTATTTTAAATACCTTATAGATGTAAGGGGGCTTCAATATAACTTGACTATTTTTACCATTCATCAAGACGGGAAATATCGAATTGTCGTAAATATTTCTTGATAATGATCCTATTAATGAATAATTCAATAGTCTCAAAGTTCCTGTTTTTGATGTGCCAGATCTTATAAATCTAAGATCCATCATTAAGATATCTTTGGGTGATACGGGAGGGAAATCCACAATTGTTAATGGAAGGTCATACCATTGGGTCCATACTGTACCATTTCTACTCAATCTATAACTCGTTTCTAGATATCTAGTATCAGTTTTATTTAAAAGATTATAAGATAATGTTTTAAATTTTTCTAAGTTTTTTATATCCGTAAATGTTACTACATATTTATCTCCAATTTTAGAAAATGTGGGAGATGGTTCTAAATCTGTATTGGTGGAGACTGAAAAAGTATTGGATATTATTATAATTCCAGTGGTTAGATCTGATGATACGGAGTACATGGATACTCTATATATCATTTTTGTTAAATTGTATCTCCATTGCTGGCACTATTAAAATTTTTGTAGGTAATAACATGCAAATTTGCTTTTTTAGGCAAATTTGCATGTTATTACCTACATAATGTGTACATCTTTAAATTAGATCATTGGTCCACTCATCATGGGATCGATAGAAGGTATTGTGATTGGGTTTGTGAATTCAACACCACTATTTAATTTATTAGATCCCATTATTTGCTTTGCCTTCTGATCATCAATAATCCTGGATATGTAATTTTTCATATCCTTTTCGTTTTTCTTCTTTTGTTGATCTATGATTCGCCATCTTTTTTCAACTCTTTTTCTATGTTCTTTATTCTTTTTGCCCATTTTTTTAAGTGAAGTCAAATTGTAAATTTTTATTCTCATCGATGAATTTATTTAAGCTTTCCTGGTCTAGATCCCGAATGTTTGTTCCATCGGGGAGTCGTATGTCATAAATAAAGCTCGATAAGACATCATTCTGTGTATCATATATGGATGGATTCTTTTCTTGTTTTAATGAATCTGATTCTTTTTTCTTAGAACCATTCAAAGCATCTGATATTTCCTTGGGGGTCATATTTACGTTTATGAGATTACATAATTTTAAATAGGGAGGTTTTAATATGTTAAAATCTCCAGATGATGGTTTTAGGAGTCCCAAAGTCGACCATATAAAATCAATGAAAGAATTTATTATCGACTCTATAAAACATAGAAAAGATTTGAGTATAGATAATGGAAGTGGACTCTTAGATATTGACTTAAACTCATCTAGGCTATAGACTGGCCATTTCGTCCATGGGAGTCCTATTATCTCATTCATATCAAATTTTATCTCCTTGGGATCTAAAGTTGGAATTGAGATGGCAGGTATCCATTCAGTGTAGTATTTTTTTATATCAAATTTAAAAGAAGATAAGGCAAGTATTCCATTCTGACTAATTGGATCAAAGAAATCGAGTATCCATTTAAAAGTAAGAAACTCTAGTAGTTTAGGCAATATTTGAAGTGGATTGACAAGGCTCTTAAAAAAATCTAAAATATAACTAACTATCCCAACAACAACCTTCAATGGGAGAGTGACAAGACTTAGAATAAAATCGAATATCGGATTTGAATGAAATAAATCCGATATTTTTTTTAGTTCCGATATCTTATCTTTTATGAATTGATTTGAAGGATCTATCCTAGAGGCCTCATCTAATTTGGAGATAGCCTTCGATAGACTCTGTTTATCTCCAATTAATTCCAAGGCATTGACATCTGAAAGGAGAGATTCTATTTTTTCACTCAAGAAAATATATGTATAATCCACTCCTGAAATAAACTCCCCAGTGGAATATTTGACAGATATTTGATTGCTATTTGAAATAGAATTTAACACATTTTTATCATTCAATAAACTATCCAAACTCGGATTCGAATTCTTCAATAATGAAGTGTCTTGTCCATTTTTTAAACTCGATTTCAAGTCATCCAAGCTCTTAGAGTTGTTCTTTATATTTTGACCAAGAGAAAATATAAGTTTTAGCGGAGTTTGTGGAGATGAAGTGGCCAAACTAGATAAATTACTTTCAATTCCAAATGTTACGCCAGGTAAATCCTTGAGTATGGGGGCTTCCCCAAAAAGACTTATTACACTCGATCCATCTAAGAGAAATTTAGGTTCTCCTTTTGGAGATACATAGATATAATTTTTAAGTAAAGTTGAATTTAAATAATTTTGTAAACTTTCCTTGGCCTCATTATATTTATCTGAATTGGGTAAATATTGTTTTAAATTATTTATATAATCATTTAATTTATTTAAATTCTGTAAAAATTCTTTCGAGAAAAATTCAAAACTGGCTATATCATTCCCAAAATCATCACCTAACTTAGATACAATTATATCTATTATAAATTCGGCCGGATTCGAGATTAGACTTAAAAACTGCTCTATCTTGGGAAATAATTTAACTATTATTTTCACCAAAAGTTTAGAGAATTTGGGAAACACTCTTGGGAAATTTAATATGGTATAAGAAGGCCCACCACCTCCCTTTGACGAATTGCCATTATTGGCTAGATCCTTTTTATCATTTAGGGATAGAAGTTGATTATTATTCTTAGATTTCAAAACTCCCTCCACGATATAGAATGTATCAACATCAAATTCATCAACTTGAGATCGAAAAAATTGCTCAATATTTTGTGTCGTGGACTCTCCCACATCAGTATTACTTTTAATTGGAGTACCATATGGTCCTTTCCCATAGGGGTCCTCTGTGATTAAATAATCATTACTTATTTTTGATGTGCTTATAACTCTTCCATTCGAAAATTTTGTACTCTCATCGATTATTCTAACTTGTGAACCTGTAGTCGATGAGTTTGTCTGTATACTTAATGTATTTAAATCAACATTGATCACTGTTGAAAGTCCTTTTTGTGTGGGTAGATAAGATTCTACTTTTAAATCAATTATTTCGCCTATTAATTTAAAATTAGAATCAATGATTCTTTTTTTATTATTGTTCCATTTTATTATATAAAATTTTGAAGCTCCCACATTTATTTGCCTATCAATAATGGATAAATCTAAAATATTATTTGATAAACTAGTTAAATAATAACTACCGTCAATTTTTGGGTAGAAATAAAGTTTATCTAAATTGGGAGCATACAAAAGATCGTTTTTATCCACTTGATCGATTTGCTTGAAAATGATTAGGGAAGAAATGTCAATTTCATAATCTTTATTATCCGATATAATCGTTTTATTTTTATAAAAATCTATTAAGATAGAACTCTTATTTAAAAATTTTATGTAAGGTCCTTCAATCAATTTTGCTAAATATCCAACTTTAGATTCTGGCAGAAAATATATTGATATATTATTTTCGATAAATCGAACTATTTTTGCCGATTTTATTGTATTATCGACCTGATCCAAGTATTTTACATCTGGTGAAGAATCACATTTTAGAATTTTCATATCATAATCTGTCTCGGGATCAATCCAAGTTCCATCCACTTTTTTTGGTTTATAAGCATATGATAATTTCAAAAAATTTGAATCATTAGGGTCAAGACCATCTGTATTATTTTTAGAGGAGAACATGAAATTATTCGATAATATAAAATCCAGATTAGATGATACGACATTATCGGGATTATCAATTGAATATACATTTTCTATTCTTTTAATTGCCTCTTGTCTTAAATCAACTTGGGCTCCCGATGCGGATTTGTATGTAATTGATGATGTTTGCCCAATATTTTTATCCAATTCCTTTTTAGCAATTTCTATATTATAATTTTTGTAGAACTCCAATAATGATTTACTTTTATCACTGTTGTAGGAGATTGCTCTTTGGCCATCTTTTGTATAGATTTTTCCATATGGTGTGTCTACCGAAGGTCCATTTTGTTTATATACTTTTATTTCCCAATTTAATTTAGTACCACCAATCGATTCTTGCCCTGGACCACCAACTGAAGTTATTTCCGAATCTCCATATTTAGCTCTATAGACATAATCAAAGTCTATGTTTGGTTTTATTTGTGAAAATTGAAATTTGTATTTATTTACAATCCATGGTAGTTTTTCTTTAACGATAGAATAATCAACCTGATTCCATTTCGAATCATATACTCCCATGATGATACATTTAGGTTTTTTAGAATCATCTTCTTCATCTAATGGTGGGGATGAATAATTGGTAGGTGCCAATAATTTATCGAATACATATCGATATTGGTAGATATAGGAATAAGATGGGTCAAAAAGTCCAGTTGAATAGATAATAGACTCGACGACGGATGTGCCCTGATAAGAATCTAAATTTGATGGAGCATCTATGGAAGCATTTTTAATCAATGATGGATCAAAGGCTCCCTTTGATAAACTTGATTTTAGTCCATTACCAGAATGTAGACTATTTAAATACGATAATCCATTGGCCAAATCTGTGTTGTTTTTATATCCAAGAGCTTTTGGATTGGATGATGGTTTCATCGATCTTCCCGATATACCAAGTGTGTGGGCGACGACATCTTCTATATCAACCAATAAACCAACTACTGTTTTAATTATCTCTATATAGGGCTTTTGGGTTTCGAATATAGATTTAAATAAAGCCTTCTCCATGGATTCTAATCCTCCTAAATTGGAAGAGATCTTATCTAAAGATATAGACGATGGTACGACGAACTTACCATCTTTGAAATAATTGTTTAAATCACCCTCTAAATTTAGACCTGACGTCTGTTTAAATTGTTTTAAGGTTTTGATACTATCTATGGATGAAAGTGTTCTGGTGATGAACTTATCCATTATTTTCTTAGATATACCAAGATCACCATTCGAAAATTTGTTGATGAATTCAGAATCTGGAATAAATAATACTGGTTTGGGATCTGGATCAGTTTTTGATAAACTAGGTACGTTAGGAATTGAAAAAGCTATCATTGCAATTTTGCATATATCGGAGTTTGTCTATTGACCCTTATGGGGAGATCTTTGTTGAATTCTCCTCTAAGTCTCCCATCAAATTTATCCACTAAAAAAATGTGAAATTTTTCAGCGTAATCATTTTCATCGATAGGATTTTTAAAATATTCTTCATTCTCTTCGAAGTTATCTATTTCGGTCAAAATTCCATTTCCCCAGCCATGTGTATTTTTTAAAATGTCTAAGATATATTTGTAATCAAATTTTTCACTAAACATTTCATTGAATTTTTTAATCTTCATTTTCGAAAATTTCATTTTTACCACTTACTTTCGAATTGAAATCATCTGGTAGATCAAATGAAAATTTGCAAGAGAATTTATTTAACATTTCACCACCACTGAATTTAACAAGGACATCAAAATTTATGAAAGGAGAATTATGCATATCCACCTTAAATTTTGAAACAAAATCATTTTTACTATCACTCTTTAAGTCATAGAGCCTAGATGTGTGATAATCAAATTTTACTACTAAATCATTATAAAATTTTCTAAAAAATTGTCGAGAGGGGATTTTATAGAAGTTGTTTCCTTTGTTATAGAAATAATATGAGTCTCTTTCGTTTATGCCCAATTTTTCAATAACCATTTTCACTATCTTCATTTTTAATTTACCTTTAGCTTGTTTAAATCCATCTGGTAACTTTTTAATATCATCTCTATTATTTTTCATTAAATGATCTGTAAATAAATGTTCTATTATTTTCGAATTTAAGATTGATGATTTTATATCAGACCATTCCTCATAAACTCTTTTAGAGTCCGTGAAAAATTCATCTCTTCTTTTCCATATCTCTGATAGAAGTTCGGGTAAGGTTAATATGTTTTTATCTAATTCTTTAATGTATTCACCTACAGATTTAAACTTGGGATCTTTATTTTTTATATCGAAATATTCAAAGTATCCAAGTATATCCATCTTTTCCTCACTTATAAACTTCAATATATGGAGCTTAATGTTTTTATTGGAGTTCTCATAGATAATCTTAACCCATTTTTGAGCCAAATCGTTCCATTTAAATATGTAATCTTCTGAATACATCTTGTCGATATTTTCCTCTCCTATTATATAGGAACAAAAATTACTAAAGGATGATGTTTTTGAATTTAAAAATCCTTTATTTATGTAGACACTCATAAGATCCCCTGATTCTAACTCTATGACAAAATCTTCTTGGTGGTCTTTGTCTTTATTGGGACCAATCCAATATATTTTGGATATCATATCTTGGGTAAGCTTCTTATCAAGTAATATTTTGTCTATTATATTTCGAGCAATTACTCTAGAATCAATTAGGAGATTCCAATCTTTTTCAATACTGAAATCTATATTGTCGAACATATATGATATTTTTGAAGCATCTGGATCCACTTCACAGACATCACCATTAAATATACCAACTTCTAGTCTATTTTTACCCAAAACAAGACCTTTTAGATCCGTCAAAAACACATCTGAATTTTCAGTATATTTGGCTTTTAGCCCCCGATCCAGTAAATTATCCAAAAAATCATTATTTAGAAGAATCATCGATATACATATTTCAGATATTAAATTTTTATAATTGTACTTTTTCTTACCAATAAGGTCATTAGTGACGATTGGTTTGAATTCATCTTTAGATGATTCCGAGAACAAGAGATATTTTTTAATCCACTTCATGTAACTATGTTATGATCTTATGAGTCAATGAGGTAATGATACATGAACTACACATTATCTAAAGACTGATGTTTTTTGGGTTTCATAGAGTATAATTTACTCCCCACCTCTGTAATGGCAAGTTCCTTGCCATATATTTTAAATATAATCTATATATTGATTTTTTTAAACTCTCTTTAAAAAAAAATCAATATATAGAAATGAACTACGCATTATCTAAAGACTAATGTGCTTGAGATTCACAGAGTATGCTTCTTCGCAGAAGTCTGATTTGTTCGCCACCTTTGTAGTGGCAAGTTCCTTGCCATATATTTAAACTTTCTTAAAGAAAGTTTAAATATATAATATATACATTATATTTTTAAAATATCGTAAATTATTTTCTCTGTTCTATTGGAGAAGCTAATCCAAACACCATTAAACAATAATTCTAACCTTGTGTTAGAATTATTTA